GCGGCGTGATGGTCGGCGGGTTCATCCGGCCGGGGCAGGACTGGGATCTGGATCACACGGATGATCGCCGCGGGTATCTGGGCGCGGCCCATGCGAAGTGCAACCGGAGGGCCGGCGCGATGAAACGGAACGCGAAGATGCGGAGGTCGAGGCATTGGTAGTGCTCGGGATGCTCGGTGTGGTGCTGCTCATCACGGTGGTGCAGGTTCTGATCGCGGAGCGCCGTTCGCGGCAGCTCCAGTGGTCGAGGTTCGATCATGCGATCCGTGAGGCGGACGGCAAAGCGCGCAATGGCGGCTGGGTCCTGGTCGGGTACAGCTTCCGACCCGGGTGGCGCTGGGGTCGCGGCTGGGTTCGCTGGCGAAGGGGCGACGAGACGCATGACGGAGCAGTGACGATCAACGCGATGGACACGACCCGAGAGGCTTTTCACCCGTGGTAGACATGAGCCCGGAGCAGCTGCTGCTGGTGATCCTGGGCGCGCGGTTGACGCCCCGCCAGACGGACGCGTTCCTCGACAACGTGCTGCTGGGCCGTCCCCAGGTGGAGATCGCGAGGGAGGTCGGCGTGTCGGGTCGCGCGATCAACCAGTCGGTGACGCAGGCGCGTCGGAAGATGCGGCCGGTCGTGCTGGGGATGGCGGCGTGAGCGAGTTGGTCATGCCGCGGGTCCACCATGTGCCGGAGGCTGTCGACTGGTCGTTGGGTGACCGGGCGGTCGCGTGGTCGATCGCGCACGGGATGACGCTCGACCCGGAGCAGCAGATGATGTTGCGCGCGATGCTCGGCTTGAACGAGGCTGACCGCTGGTCGACGTTCGAGGCTGGGATCAACGCGCCGCGGCAGAACGGCAAGAACGAGGTGCTGCTCGCGCTCGAGCTGTTCCTGCTGTTCGAGCTCGGCGTGAACCGGATCGTCCATTCGGCGCATGAGTTCAAGACCTCGCGCCGGCACTTCTCGCGGATGGAGATGATCATCCAGGCGAACCCGGATCTGCTCGCGAAGATGCGGCGCTCGGAGAAGGGCACCCAGATGATCATCGGCTTCCGCTACTCGCACGGCGAGGAGGCGGTGGAGCTGCAGGACGGCTCGTCGATCGAGTACCGGACCCGGACCAAGTCGGGCATGAAGGGCTTCGACGACGTGGCCCTGCTGGTGCTCGACGAGGCACAGATCCTGAGTGAGTGGGCGCATGGCGCGATGGTTCCGACGTTGCGCGCGTCGACTGCGGAGCATGGCCCGATGCTCGTCTACTCGGGCAACGCGCCGGACAAGGAGAAGCACGACCACGCGATCGTGTGGACGCGGCTGCGCGAGCGCGGCCTCGCCTGCGACGACGAGGACCTCGTCTACATGGAGTGGTCGCTCGACTTCGACACGCCCGAGGAGATCCCCGAGGACATCGCGCGCGACCCGGAGGTGTGGCAGTCGGTGAACTGGGCGATGGCGCACGGCCGGATCACGGTCGAGCACATGCGCAAGGAGATCAAGACCCTGGGCTGGCGCGAGTTCTGCATCGAGCTGCTCGGTGTGGGCGACTACCCGGAGACGGATCTGCTCGGCAACTCTGAGATCTCGGAGGCGGACTGGGCTGAGCGCGAGAACATCGAGTCTGTGCTGGTCGACCCGATCTGCCTCTCGTTCGATGTGAGCCCGGGCCGGCGGACGACGATCGCCGCGTCCGGCCTGAACGAGAACGGGAAGATGCATGTGGAGATGACGAACCAGCGCGCCGGGACGCTCTGGGTGCCGGAGAAGCTGGCCGAGCTGTGCGAGAAGTACGAGGTGGTCGAGATCGCCTGTGACGGGTTCGGTCCGGGCAACTCGATCGCGGCCAGGGTGGAGGAGCAGACCGGGTTGACGGTGCGCCGCTTGAAGACGGGCGACTACGCGGACGCCTGCCAGCAGTTCGCGTCCGCCGTCGAGGAGGACGATGTCGTCCACATCGGCCAGGAGGACCTGACCGCGTCGGTGCGTGGCGCGAGGATCCGTCCGCTGGTTGACCGCTGGGCCTGGTCGCGCTCGAAGTCGAAGACTGATCCGGGTCCGGTGATCGCATGCTCGGTCGCGATGTGGTCGGCCATGGACCGTGACATAGCTAACGCAGAGGTGATGATCTTCTGATGGTCGCAGCGAACATCCCCACTTGGGGGTTCATCCTGATCGTCGTCGTGGCATTCCTCGCCGGCGCACTGTTCGCGAGGCGCATGTGAGCCTTCTCGAACGCATCGCCAGCAAGATCTCCGGACCGATCCTGAGCCGCGTCGAGCCGCTCGAGGGCACCAACATGAGCCTCTGGAACTCGATCATCCCGAACTTCTGGACCGAGAACGGACTCAACGAAGCAGGCAAAGCGTTCTGGCCGGGGAACGGACTTCTCGCTGACCGGACCTGGATCTCGAACAGGTGCATCCAGATGAACGCGCAGCAGATTGCGTCGATGCCGCTCCGCTTCGAGGCACCGAACGTGGTTGACCCGACGGAGCCGATGTGGGTCTGCAACCCGGACCCGCTGTACTACCCGAACGGCGTCTCGGACGCGATCTTCGCGCTCGTCGCCGACATGTACGGCTGGGGGTACGGCCTCGCGCTCATTACGCAGAGGTACGTGAACGGATACCCGCGCAACTGGACGACGATCCCGGCCCGGATCTGCGAGCCGCTGTGGCGGGACGGTGTGCGCGAGTACAAGATCCTCGGTGGCGACACGCTGGACCCGGACGACATCATTCAGATCGACCGGAACCCCGGCGCGAACTTCACGTTCCAGGCGCACGGTACCCCTGCGATCAGTGCGTACGCGCAGCTGGCCTGGGGACTGCTCGCGGCCGGCAATGCGGCGCTCGAAGTGAACACGGGCGGGATCCCGAAGGTCGCGTTGAAGTCGCAGCGGAAGCTCGATAAGGCGCAGGCTGAGGCGATCCAGACTCAGTGGCAGGAGCGGACGGCGTCACGGTCTGGTGCTCCGCCAGTGTTGCCGCCGGAGCTCGACTTCACCGAGTTGTCGTTCAACCCGAAGGATCTGGCGCTGCTTGAGAACCAGGACTTCAACGCGGTCAACATCGCAGCCGCGTTCGGCATCCCGGCGATCCTGTTGAACCTGACGGTCGGTGGTGGTCGCGGCAACGCGAGCTTGACCTATCAGAACCCGGGAATGCTGGGCGAGATGTGGTGGCGATTTGAGCTTCGCCCGACCGCGAAACGGATCGCGGACGCGTTCAACTCGCAGGCGCTTCCGTCGGGGCAGTGGGTCTGGTTCGACGCGAACGACACGTTCATGCCGTTGCATCTCGAACAGGGAGTCACCGCGGGGCCGTTTGCCACCGAGGACGATGATCCGCAACGTGCGAGTGAGCAGTACCCACAGACGCCGGACTCCCCGCCGACGGCGGGTGCTTCCCCGGCACAACAGAAGACCCCGCCGCAGCCGCGGCTGGTCGGATTAGGGAGGAACTGATGACCGAAGTTGTGGAGGAGGCAAAGGTCGGGCGCGACATCCTCGTCCGCACCTTCGCCGTACAGGCAGAGGCCGGGGATGGTCGCACGATCAACGTGCGCGTCGTCCCGTTCAACGAAGTCGCCGACGTGGCAGACCCACCCGACTTTAAGCCGTACAAGGAGCAGTTCATGCCGGGGGCGTTCGCCCGGAACGTGCCTCACGCGCACCGGATCAGGCTCCGTTCCGACCACGCCGCGCTCGATGACAACGGTGGCCGCAAGTCGGGCACGGCCGGCATCGTCGGGACGGGCAAGACCCTGACCGAGACGGACGGAGGGTACGAGGGCGAGTTCCAGTTCCTCGACACGCCGGACGCGATGACCGCTCGAGAGCTCGTCCTGAACGGCGGCTACGACGGCGTGTCCGCCGAGTTCCTGCCGATCAAGTCGGCCTGGGTGGACGGCGTCAAGCAGCGCCAGGTCGCCCACCTCGACAGTGTCGCGCTTGCCACGGGTCCCGCCTACTCGAGCGCTGCGATCCTGTCGCTGCGGGAGGAGCAGATCGTGGACGAGTCGATGCTGCCGCCGCCGCCGAACATCGCGATCGTGGAGCGCTGCGCCGAGCTCGGCATCGACCTCCCCGAAGGGATGGCGATCCTGCTTTCGCGTTCGTACACGGAACAACCATGGGACGGTTCGGCTGGCCGCTACGACACGCCGGAGGCGTACTGCAACGCCGTCGCGATCGACCTCAACATCGCCGGCGCGGCGAAGACGAAGGATCGCTGCCACCTCCCGTACAAGGAGCCGAGCGGCGAGATCAACGTCAACGGCGTCAAGGCGGCACTGTCACGGATCGGACAGGGCTACCCGAACGACGCCACCCAGGCGCAACGCGACGAGGCCAAGGCCAAGCTGGAGAAGATTCTCGGCGCATTCAACTCGATGAGTTCGACTACCTGATCCTCTACTCTTGAACCGATCAGAACACATGGCGCACCTCGAGCCAACAGGCACCCCGGCACTGACCGGCACCCCTGACATCGACACCCGCCGCGCAACGTCAATGTCAACCAGTTCGGAGGTGTACTAATGGCCGCATCGACCACGCAGGCGGAAACCCGCCTGTCGATGCTGCTCGACGAGCGCGAAGTCGTGACCGACAAGTGGGAGGCGCTGAACGCGTCGATCAACAGTCGCGAAGACAAGACGCTCAACGAGGTCGAGCAGGAGCACATTCTCAAGTACCGCGAGCGCGTCACCGAGATCGACGCGGAGACGACGACGTTGACCCAGGACATCGGGGCAACGAACGCGGCGATCGAGGCAGCACGTCTCGCACGGCGCGCAATGGCCGGTGCCGAAGAGGGCGTCGAGGTCGAAGGAGACGGCATCATCTACCGCGACTTCGCCACCTACGCGCGAGACAAGATCCTCACGCGTGGCACGACCGAATGCGACAAGATCGCCCAGCTCGCAGGCGGGAACGACAACGTCCTGAGGGCTCGCGAGCGGTTGCAGCTGCTCACCCGCGTCCCGGCGAACACGCTCTCATCGAACGTCGCCGGACTCCAGACCCCGCA